CAAGAGTTCATTGCCAAGACCATAGAATCATGGTATTGTTCCAAACGCTGTTCCAACATTGCGTATAAGCGTAGAAAAGACGAGGAGAAGCGAAACCAACGATTGGATGAGATAGTGAAGAGCATCCCGAAACACCAAGATTATATTAAGGTGTCGGAAGCCTATGCCCTGTTCGGCATCAGCAAAGATACGCTGTATCGTCTGATACATAAAGGCACTATCTCACATATAAACCTTGGCACGAACCAGATTCGTGTGAGTAAAGAAGAACTGCTGAAACTCTATCCGCTACGGAAGAAAGCTCTGGCAAAACCAAAGCCTGTTGCTAAACTATATAGCTTGGAGCCTAAAGACTGTTATACTATCGGCGAAATATCCAAGAAGTTTCATTTAGAAGACAGTACAGTCTACCTGCATATTCGCAAATATTCTATCCCAACCCGACAGATAGGCAACTTCGTTTATGTACCTAAGAAAGAAATTGATAACCTATATAAAGGAATGAAGCAATGAAGAAAGCGTTGGCCAATACACGAGTTTCGGTAAAACTCCGCAAGTCGGAATACCGTGAGGAATGGTACCTGTATGTTGAAGCCTATCCGGTTTTTCAAGCGGACAAACCCACTCCCCAAAGAGTGCGTGAATATCTGAACCGTACCATCACCACTCCCATTTGGGATAAGTCGCGGAACGCCCGAACTGACAAGGACGGCAAAACCACTTATAAGCCTAAACGTGATTTGAACGGCATCATCCTATGCAAGTCACAGTTAGACCAAGAATCGTGTATCTATGCCGACAAGGTGAGAAGCCTGCGCCAAAAGGAATACGATAATGCCTTGCTTTATTCAGAAACCGATGCGGAACAGGCAGAGCAGCTGGAGCGTTCACGTTGCAACTTCATTGAATACTTCGACCATGTGCAGCGGTTACGCCACGCCCATAGCTCCGATTCCATTATCATCAACTGGAAGCGTGTGCATGAACTGTTGAAAATCTTTGCGAAAGGCGATACCATTCTTTTCTCACAGATAGACTTGAAACTGATAGAATCATTCCGTATGTTCCTATTGAACGCCCCACAGGGAGGTGGTAAGAAAGGTGTCATTTCGCAAAACACAGCATCCACTTATTTCTCCATATTCAAAGCCGCACTGAAGCAGGCTTTCATTGACGGCTATCTGACGGTTGATATTGGAGCAAAGGTTAAGGGCATTCAAGGTCAAGAAAGCCGTAGGGAATACTTGACCATAGATGAACTGAACCGTTTGGCTCAAACTCCATGCGACCCATTGTTGAAGCGTGCCGCCCTCTTTTCCGCACTTACCGGGCTTCGCCATTGCGACATTCAAAAGTTGAAGTGGTCAGAAATAGAGGTATTCAACGGCAGTTACCGATTGAACTTCACCCAGCAAAAGACTAAAGGCGTTGAGTATATGCCCATATCCGAACAGGCATTTCAATTATGTGGTGAAAGGAAAGACGGAGAACAATTAGTTTTTGCCGGACTGCCCGACCCGTCATGGATTAACCGTCCGATAAAGAAATGGGTTGTGGAAGCCGGAATTACGAAGCACATCACCTACCATTGTTTTAGACACTCGTATGCAACCCTGCAACTCGCCGGAGGAACAGACATTTACACGGTCAGCAAAATGCTCGGTCATACGAATGTCCGTACAACTCAAGTGTATGCAAAGGTTGTTGATGCTAAAAAGGAAGAGGCAACCAAGACGATTAAGCTGGATTTGCCAATGACCGAATAACCTCTTATATCATTTCATTTAAGTCATAAGCCATCTGCATCTTCATGTGGGTGGCTTTCTGTTTCTGTGCATTTTTATCTTCACAACCTTATGATTCAATGATGATTCGCTTATGCCGAGAGGCATAAGCGAAAAAATCTAATAATGGAATTTGTCATTATAGATGCTGATAATCAGCGCATATTGTTTATGATTCTTATGACCTGCTGATGTTTCTTTATGTGATATTTGTCACCAATAAATCAGTATTGGGATTTGCCATTACTTTGCGGCAAAATCAACTGATAATGATATGGAAGACAAGAACATTACATTTGAAGATTTGCCCAAGGCAATGTCATGGATGATGGACAAGTTGAATAAACTTGACTCCAAGATTGACGGTCTGAACAATATCCCGCAAATACGGCCTGCCGACCAGTGGATGAACCTGAAAGAACTGTGCGAATACCTGCCCAGCCATCCGGCGGAACAGACCGTTTACGGATGGACGAGCTGCCACCAGATTCCATTTCATAAGAGAGGCAAGCGCATCATGTTCCTCAAATCGGAGATTGACGCATGGCTTCATGACGGCAAACGGAAATCACAGAAGGAACTGGCGGAAGAAGCTGCACAATTCATTAATGCCAAACGAAACAGACCGTTCTAATGGATTCACTTGACTTGTGCAACAGCATCAGAATGGAGTTCGAGGGTATCATAGAGAACAAGATACCTTTGGACGTGTTTCCTGCCAAGTTGCAGGACATGGTTCTGGCATTAGCACGGCAAGAGAACTATTCCATTGAGTACACAATGGCATCCCTTATTGCAGCAGCATCAACGGCCATCGGCAATGCGGTCAACATCCGCATCCGTGGCGGCTGGGTTAGCAGTCCAATTCTATACATGATATTGATCGGACGGCCAGGCATGGGTAAAACACCTCCGCTTGACTTTGCTTTTCGCCCCATCCGAAAGCTTGATGCCAAAGTCATTAAGCAATTCAAGATAGATATGGAAAACTACAATTCCATACTAGAAAGTCAGAAGGGCAAGAAAGATGAAAGGCCGTCATTGCCGCCCAAGCCGATTTTGAAGCGAACAATCATTTCGGACTTTACCCCTGAGGCTCTTATTCGTGCACTTAACGATAATCCAAGAGGTGTGACCGTGTATGTGGATGAAATAATGGGAATGTTCAACGCCGTGAATCAATACAGCAAGGGGCAACTGATAGAACAGCTCTTGACGGCTTTTAGCGGTAAGCCTCTTGATGTGTCAAGATGCAGTATGCCGATACCTATTCACATTGAGCGACCTTTTATAAACATAGTCGGCACGATGCAGACTACCCGTGTGCATGAACTGGTCGATAAGGGGTACAAGGACAATGGCTTGCTGGATAGGATAATTTTCGTATATCCCTCGTCGCAGGAAATATCAGACTGGCCGATTGACGAAGATTTCACAGCTTCATCGTTTGAGAAGTATTCTGCCTTGTGGGAAGATGTAATCAACCGTATTTGCGAGATTTGTTTTATAACGGATGAGAATAACGACTACGCTTTACAGAACGTACTGAATTTTTCTCCAGAGGCTGGTACCTATTTTACCAACTGGCGCAATGGCCTAATTCATAAGGTAAACCAAATAAAGGATGACGGCTTGGTTGACAGTCGGATAATGAAAATACCCATGATTGCTG